CTACACTAATCCAAGCATCTGCTCCGTTTGCTGTTCCAGCCAAAGCTTTTACTACATCACCTGTTTGTAATACAATTTTTGCACCACCCATAATAAGTTCTAAAGATCCTCCAGGTGGAATGCTGGCGTTTTTAATTAAATATCTATCATCACCACTACTTAAATCTACATAAACATCCATAGTTATAGCTGTGGTTAAAATGTTAGCAATTCGCAAACCTACTACTGCATCGTCTGAATTCGATGTATAAATAGTAGAAGCTGAGTTAGTAATTCTTGCTCCGGTTCTTTCAAAATCTTGTGCCATAATATCTCCTTATATCACAGTGCTATCGCCATCGCAACTGCGAATCCTGCTGTTGTTTTAGTGTCTAATTGAGTTTGTATTGCTGATGTTACGCCATTAACATAACCAATTTCTGTTGAGGTTGTGGTTGCTGCTGATACATCACCACTACCATCTGATACTAATGCTCTTGATGCTGTTAAATCTGCCATTTTGCTAAATGCAATAGCAGCACTTGAAGCTATACTAGCATTAACTACAGCGTTAGCAGCAAGTTCATCAGCACCTACAGCATCATCTGCAAGCATAGAGTTTTCTACAGCTTGAGCTGCAATAGTTAATGCACCGTTAGATGCTACAGTTGCATCACCGCTTACTTTACTAAATACATACGTTGGTATCCTAGATGCCAACATAGATTTTTCTGTGCCGTTAGCTCCATCATCTACAATTAATAAATCTGCATCAACCAAAGCCGCGCCCATCTCAGATGCACCATCAATTTCTAAAGCACCTAATGCAACTTTACCTGCTGTAGATATAGTAGCTAGTTTTGTATCTGCAATTGCAGCACTAGATTTAATATCTGCATTTACAATATTTGTAATAGTGTTGTTGTCAGAGTCTATCGACTTGTTTGTAAGAGTTGCAGTTGAAGCTGTTGAAACTAATTTAGTATCACCACCAGTGCTTGGTAGTGTTAAAGTGTTAGATGCAGACTCTGAGTGAGGTGCACCAATAAGTGTTTGTGCGTGAGCATTACTAGACTCACAATAAAATTTTATTTGTGATACGGCACCGCCATCATTCTTAAGATCTATAAGACCACCTGCAACAAATAAATCGTGAGGTAAACTTACATGACCACTTGCATCTTCAAATACAGCTTTGCTTGCTGGTAGTGTACAAAAAACATCTTTAGTGCCTGATGCAAAGTCTACAGCACTGTCACTATTAGAACTAGATATAGGTGTTGTACGTGTTAGATCAGAACTGTCCCCGTCTAGTGTTCCAAGACCAACTTCAAACTCAGCTGCTGATCTGTGAACAATAGCATAGTAAACAGTATTGCTGTTACCAATACCTGCTGCAAAAGTTTCAAAACCAGATACAGCTCCACCAAGCGCAACGGCGCCCGTGCCAGTTGTAGTTGTGGTTTCTCTAACTCTATCGTTAAGAACTAGTGCCATATTTTATCCTTTACGCAATTCTAATAATAGCATTACTAGCATCAGCTGCTGGGAACTGGACTACAAAGTCTCCGTTCGTTGCAGTTTTGGTGCCGCCAAAATCTAGAACTACACAAATTTTATCACTGTTAGTGTCATTGTAAATCATAGCGCCGACTGCAGATAATGTTACAGATGAAAAAGTTTCGTCTGCAAAATCAACAAAAGCAGTTGTACCGCTAGTTGATACAGCTTGACTATCTAGTGCTTGACCACCAGAAGTATAGCTCGTACCAGATGAACTAACTTGGTTTGTAGCTGTAAAAGCTGTCGTAGATGCAGTTAACCCAGAAATATCTGTGTATAGTGCTATCTTAAAGCTGTTACCGCCATTTGCAAAATTGTGCGTGCCAGATAAAAGCTCTGACTTAAAAGATGTAGGTATAACATTTGCCATATTTTTTTCTCCTTATATTACGGTGTTGGTGATTGTATTGGGATACGCAGAGCACCATCTCTGTATTCGTCCCTGCGTCTTCGACCTTGTTGTTCAGCCGCAAACGTTTGAATAGCTTCCTGATAAGAAGCTTCGTATATTTGTAACATATTTTCCGGACCTTTCAAGAACTTAAAAGCCTCAGACAAACATGCATACAACAACAAATCTGGTTGTTTAGTAGATAATTCGGTAGTTGTAGAGTTTGAGGTAGTTATGCTTGTAGGCTGTTTTACATAAGCCATAGTTAAATCATAAGCTGCATCCGGCGTTGGTGCCACAACCCAGTTATCGTTATCCCAATGTGCAAAATACTTCGGTCTACCACGATCACTAGAATTATCAGGATCTGGATGATAAGTAGCTAGGAATGAAGAATCTACTTGTTTTAAAAATTCTTGATCAGATGTAGTAGCATTGGTAATTTGTATGTACCTAATTATTCTAGTTCCAGTTGGCACAGTTATATATCTGTTACCAATTGTGGTTTCTGAAGTTGCGTAAAACTTAGTATCGTCAGAGTCTACAGTTTTAAATATTCTAGACTCAGAATTTTTAATAATTCTTTCCAGTATACTGTCAGACAAAACTGTATCACCTACCTCGGTGTAGTCTCTAATAGATGTTCTTAATGTTGCTAAAGTAAAAGACATATTAATTTGTTATTGTAACAGGGCCCGCTGTGGCTCTGCCTCCTCCTCCGTTAATATTACCAGTTGTTGCGGTATCTGTCGATACACTGAATGTGTATGAATCATCATCTACTTTGGTTATAGAATAACCAGATGAGTTTTCTAAATTTGTTTTTGTAATACCATCAAAACTATCTACCAATCTAAATCTTACAGTGTCACTAGATGCTCTTCCATGACTTCTTTCTGTAACTGTAATTGTACTTGAACCAGATGAACTTGTTTGAAATGCATTAACAATTAAAAGTTGTGGCACTGCGCTTTCTGTTCTATCTGTTCTTACGTTTTGTAAAGCCACTGCATCTGCTGGGTGTGGACCTGGTTGCACTTGTGGTGCTTTTGGTTCAAACTCAGAATTGTGCACAAAAGAACCGTTCCATTCAAACACCATTTCATTATATGGAAAAGCCAAACCGCTTCTGTCTGATATTGCTTTTGAATATTTTCCTGTTGCAAATTTTGGCATCTATGTTCCTGGATAATAAGTTTGTGGTGTTAAGAAAGTGCTAGAAGAAGAACCGTCTTCTGTCAGGGCTCTTTGAAATTCGTCTTCATATAACATTTTTAAATTTTGTACAAACTCTGGTTTGTATTTTTGTGATAAATAATATGATAATCCTGATATCATACACGGCACAAATCTGTAAGGCACATCAACCGTATTAGTGTAAGCACCTGCATCTTGTATTCTTTTTACAAAATACATGTGAGCATCTTTGGTAGCTGCTGTTGAATCCGGCGTTGGATAAAAAGTTACAACAACTTTTTCTGAAAATCTTTGCACATAATATTGATTAGGTGTGCCTTTGGTAAGTTTGTTAGATATTGCAGAATAAGTTGATCTACTAATTTTAGTCATTGAAGAATCAGTTTGTGAAGTTGATGTTCTATCCGATCTAAAAGTCATTTCTAATATATCTTCCACACCATATACATCAGCAGGTGCTGTTGTTACTGCACTTGTACCATCCGTTGTTGCTCTGAAAAAAGTATATTCTGCTTGTCCTTCAACAAGATCAATATTAGTTTCTGATAACTCCCAATAGTGTAAACCCCTATTAGCCCATTCTTGAAGCATTATATTGAGTGATCTTCTTGCCGAAGTTAGGTGATAACCTGTAACTTCACGCATACCTACGCGCTCGTATGCTTCCTCAAATATTTCATCGATAGGAAAAGTATTTTCAAATACGTTAGTGCCGGAAGTCGCCATATGCTATCCTTATTAATAATTTAATAGCCACTCACAAGTAACGGAAGCACTATCTCCAGCAGTACAAGCAGGTAAAGTTACATTTACATCACCCGTAAAGTTTGTAGCTTTGTTATTTTGAATACCACCTATTGAGCTATAATCAAAATGACCATCTCCCTCAAGTGTTAAAAAAATAGGATCTGTTCCTGAGTTATCCCAAGACATTCTTAAAGCATCTACTTTTGCTGTTACTGAAACACTATACCAAATTTTATTTAAAGTTGCCGATACAGGTGAATCACCTGCTACGTTTGAATAATCTGATATGTCAAGAATTTTTGTTGTCGCACCGCTACTGTCTGAAACGTTGTTGTAATGAGTAATTACTTTTTTGTTTCCTGAAAATAAAGCTGTGCTGCCTTCTTGATTTAATACTACGTCTGCCATTTTGTTTTTCTCCTACTAAAGAGTAAGGGCCATTACGCCCTTACTCAGAGTTTATTTATTACATTACTGAGTAATCTAGTTCTACTGTAAATCGTCCAGCTGTAACATCACCATTCAATGTAGTTGTTGCAAACGCGTATAAGTGTTTGCTAGCAACTGCCGCACTAATGTTTGGCTCGAATACATGAAAAGCTGCTGCATCAAATCAAGGTCAACTTCAGTTACTGCGTCTGTTGCAGAAATTCTTGGATTAATAGATGCAACACCTGCACCAACAATTTCAGTTCCAGAAGAAACAGCTGCATTAGTAGCTGTTCCAGAAGTTGCACTTAATGATAATCCTCCAACAAGAGTTGGACCACTAATAGTTGTAACAAGTACAGTTGCTTTGTGTATAAAGATTTTAGTAGCTGTTACTAATCCATCAGGTACATCAGTGTTTAAAGTTCCTAGTTCAACAAGAACGTCACCATCAGCATAAGCTGTACCTGTATCAGTACCTGCAAGTGTGCCAACAAAAGTTTGTACTTTTCTTGTTCCTAGTGAAATTAGTTGTCCAGTTGAGTTAACTGAAAAACCAGTTTCTGTGATCACGCCAGTATCAGTTGCTTTATTAATTACGTTAAAGCCACCTTCTGATCTGACCGGACCACTGTAAGTTGTATTACCCATATTTTGTCTCCGTTTTCCGTTAATATAGTCCTGAGAAAGTCTACTGCACGAGTCTATACTAACTAAGTTTAATTATGCAGTAAGTTGATTATATGCTTTTAATAAGGTAATTGCAAATAAAAAGGGCGGCCTAAGCCGCCCCTCTTAATCGGTTTGATCAAACGCTTATGCGCCTGGAGAACCGAACATACCTCGCCAGTCAGAGAAGCCGAAGCTGTATCTTTCCCTAGCTTTGTATCTTACGTTTCCAGTATCAAAGTCGCCTTCCATTGCAGTTTTTAGTGCTGCTCTGTTAAACATTTTCATTCCGTTAGGAACGTCAGTTTTAATGAAGAACGCATCTGTATCTGTTAGGTAGTTGTTCACAGTATAACCCTGTGGCAACATACCTTTTGAAGATAGTGCATTCAAATCATTATCAGCAGTACCAACTCTTGCTGGTGACTTTAAGATTCTTTCAGCTGTAAATTGTAGCTCAGATGGAATGATTAATTTCAATCCACGAGCCGCGATTTTAAAGCCTCTTTCATCTTTAAAAGCAGCAATGTCAATCATCGCTTGCTCTAGTGAAGTCTCACTTAAGTCAGCAGATGTTGATAGCTCATTCTTTAGTGACCCTGCAGATTGTGTAGGGTGATCAGTAGCAAATAATTCTTTGCCATCTCCACCTGGGAATGTGCTGCTAAATCCATTGTTTAGGACGTTAGCTGCTTTGATTTGCTTAGTTTGAGCCATAGATCTTGCTAGTGCTTTTGTGTAACGAGTCGCGATTCTGTCATACAGATTATCCTCGATAGCTTCCTCAGTAATTGCGAAAGCTAAAGCAATAGTCTCATGTGTATAACGAGAAGTGAACGATTCGTTTGCAGTATCAAATGTTACTGCAGCACCTTCTGATTTTACAGCTGCGTTTGCGAAGCCAGATAACATTACTTCTTCTTCAAAAGCTCTATCAGAGTTTTCGATGTCAAAGATTTCTGTATGCTGGTTTTCGTAGTTTTTGTACTCAAGTCCAAATAATGCATTTAGACCTGGCTCTAGCTCTTTTGCTAGTTGTTGTCTTGATATAGCCATGTTTTAAATCCTCCTGCTATTATTCGTTATGGTTGAAAGCATGCTCATTGAAAAACACTACGTAATTCGCATGAGTTGCTAGTTCGTTGTTTTGTGGATCGCCTGTAAAGCCTGTTACTCTTAACTGTCCATCTGTTGTTGCTAAATCAGAAACATCTAACTCAATACCGGAAATACCAGTAGTAGTTGATCCTGAGTGAGTTGCAACAGTGTCAGCAACTTTACCAACGTCTGCTTGTGCAGCGGCTGTAGCCGAGTCACCTTGTATCAAGTATCTTTGATACGGGTTATCGAATACAAATCCTCTTATTTTTCCCTGCGTAATATTCGTTTGCGAATAAAAGTTAGAGAATTTTGGTTTCCCAGTTGATGGGTCACTGTCAATCAAACATCCATTAAAAACGCCAATGTTATCTACATTCGTTACTGCTTCTTGAACAGCAATGAATCCAGCATTGTTATCATCAATCTCTACAGGGTCTCCCTGAAAAATTGAAGCGCTTTCGTTGTCCGGAATTAAATATTCCGTCATTTGAAAGTCAGAACTACCAACAGTGTTACCGATAGGTCTTAGACCAAATGGGCTGTCTATATTAGCCATATTTTTGTCCTCCTTTAAAGGTTCATTGTTAGAGGCGGGTAGGAATTTCTAAAAAATTTTAGTTATTCTTTGTACCACCAAAGGTTACACGAGTCTGTCGATCTTCATTGATCGGCATACTTGGATGCTGTTCCTTCAGTAAATCGGACGAGATTGCTTCGTTGCCGTCAGCAGTCTTTTGTTGAAAGTACTCTTCACGAGACTTTGCGATTTCCTCTGGTATCCTAGCCAGCAATAGGCCACCAACCCCGATCACTCCTGCGTATCTTCCTTCGTTAAGACTTGGATAATCGCTATCTGGATATTCGTCGGCTCTTACAAGCTCCCATCCAGATCGCATTTTGCCCGACATGTTTTTTGAGTCGTCTTGACCCATACTTTCGGCGCGTATCCATCTGTGTCTGTAACCGTCTGGCGCAGGCGGTGCATCTAGTGATGATGGAGGAGTCCATACTTTAGGTCTTTCTTTTTTGACCCTAGTTTGACTCACGCGGGAAGTTTTAACAGTTTTAGTTTCTGTATCTTTAGTCATATGCTTATACCTCCTTCGCGGCTAATTGTTTCGCATACTCTTCGAGTGGCACACCTAATCTTTTAGAAATTGCTACCTGTGATGGCGTGAGTTTCACAGTTTTTCTGCGTCCTTTTGTACTTGCCGAACGTTTAGCACTTGCAACAGTCTGAACTGGTTCAGCTGTAGTTAACTCATTATTACCAAATTTGTGTGGAAATTCAAGTCTTATTCTCTTATCTACTTCAGAATAATATTCATCAGCACTTGTATTTGGGTCATAGCCTTCTTCTACAAGTGTTTTGTGAATATCAAAAGCAGTGTAAGTCATAGCATTATCCGTACCAAACCAAGTGTTTTTTGATGCCCAAGCGTCGGCTCTAGGGTCCGGTGCTGCAGGACGTGTTGGTGCTGCAGGACGTGCTGGGGTTGCTGGGGTTGCTGCTTGATTTTTTTCTCTGTTTTCATACACAGATTTTAATCTACCTAGTCTTGCGTGATCGTTTGCTAGCTCGGCTAATTCTAAATTAGCTTGTGTTTGACCTTCAACGTCACCTAAGTTTATAGCATTTTGTAATTTTGATTTTGCTGCTTCTAGATTAGTAGTAACTCTTTTTTCAAATTCTTTTGTATAATTAGAATCTAAATTGCTAAATCTTTGTTTTAATTGTTGAGACTCTTCATTAATGTTTTGTGCATATTGAATTGCTTCTTCTTTTTGACGTTCTGCTTCTCGCATACGTCTTGTAAGTTTTGCTATTCTTTTTTGCACACCATCGCTGTATTCCTCAAGTTCTTCTTTTTTATTTTCAGTAGCTTGCTCAACAGGTTGTTCGATCTGTTGTACTTCTATTTCTTGACTTGTCTCTTCCTGATTTTGTTCTGGTTGAGAGTCAAGATTAACTTCTGTTTCTTCATAGTCGGCTTCGCCAACATCTATTATTTTTTCTTGGTCTTGCATAGATTATCCTCCTCTATGTTAAAATGCGTGAAGAATATCGTTAGGATCTTCTATTGTTCCTAAGACTTCATCATCGTTTAGTAATCGTATCTCACCACCATCAATCTCCATACGTGATCCTGCATAACGTGCAAACACCACCCAATCTTTTTCTTTACACCACGGACCGGTAGGATATTTATCTTTGTCTTCATAACAAAGATCACCCATTCTCAATACGTATCCAACTTGTGTTGCTACACGTGCTCGGTCTAATGTTTCTTGTGCAATAATAATTCCGCCTTTAGTTTCTTCTTTAACTGCAAAAGGCATAACTAACAAACGCCAACCTGTGGGGTTTGGTAATTTTTCTAAATTTGTTTCTTGAGTTTCTTCTTTGACTTGTTTGTCTTCTTCGTCGTATTTAGTTTCTAAGGCGTGTGATGTTGTCATCTTCTTTNGGCTCCTTTGGTTCTAGCAGGTTAGAGAGTTCCTGATTTATTAAATCGATTCCGTGAATCTTACCTAGAATATATTTGTAATCGGTCATGTTGTCAACCCCGCCGTTTGCGAGAGTTTGAACGAGTCCGTCTAGTATGGTTTGCATTGTCTTCTTTAGTTTGTATATGACGTGTAGTGGATCTGTAGCTTCTGACATTTATTTTCTCCTTGTCCCCCAGGTTTTCCCAGAATTCGTCAAGTGGATTCTTAGGTTTATCTCTCCCCATAATCTCCCCCTAATAATTTTAAGTCAATCTACTTTTTGCGTTTTCTTTCCTTTTTTTGTCTAATAGATTCTTTATATGAAAGCTCTAAGAGCTTATTTTCGTTAGCCCAATATTCATCAAATGTTATTTTTTTTTGAATATGTCAGCTCCCTTGAGTCCGTATATTGATGCGACCACACCGATAAATAACGATTGATACCAGAAAGGCAAATTACTAAACTTGTCAAAAAAGATATCTAACTTCGCTTGTATATTTGGATCATCTGAAAACACCGACCAAATCAATAAAATCACAGGGGCGCTCACAAGCAAAAGCACGAACTCGTCTTTCCATCCCTTGTCGTTTGATTGCCGTACTTGCGCCTGATACTCAACTTCCCCGCTAGCC